CTGAACAGTCTTTTGTAAATTCCTGTTTTCAGGGGCAGGATTCGTTGGCTTGTTGCGTCTTTTTATCTCCTTTGGGAGGTCTGAATTTTTAGTGGTTATGTTGGGCGGGAACAGGTGAAGGCCAGGAACGGCTGAATCAGGTCTATCAGGATATTGTCCGGGATTTGGATTTGGAGGTGGTGAACAACACGGCACGTGTGAAGAACGGGGAGAAGGAGCGATATAATTTTTATTATGCCGGAGCCTCAGTATCAAAAGAGGATTGGGGGGACGTGTTCGGGCGGACAAAGATATTACAACCTTTGGATTATAAAGAAAACGCGGAGTTGTTCAATAAGGAGTTTCAGGAATTGCCAAAGGAGAAGGAGCAGGAAGACAAAACGCCTTATTTTTTAAAATCATTGGGTGAAGCGTCCGATTTTCATCAAACCGGCGGTATTCGCCAGATGTATGAATCCGGGACTAAATTAGGCAAGGAATATGCTGCAAAATTATTTAATGATGCAACCTTAAAACTTTATGGCCGGTATGAAGATGCTTTAAAAAGTGGCAAATTGGAAAATTTTGTAAAAGGTACCGGCGGCGGTTTATCTGATTTTGCAGAATCTGAACTTGCTATATTCCGCGACATAGCGAAGAACAATGAGGTTGTAGCACTAAATGAAAAATTGGATGCTTTGATCGACGGCATGGATGACAACCGTCCGATGGACGAGAAGCGTGCGGCGGCTTATGAAATGCTGAATGCAAGGGAGAAGAATCTGCTGAATTCCTTTTCGAACTATTACGGAGCCCTTTCTTCGATGATGCCGGACATGCCGAAGTCCCGGATATTGGGAGAATCTTTCGGACACAGCCTTGGTTTCATGGCCGAATTTGGAGTTTCCGGAGGTGTGGGCTGGTTGAAAAAAGGCGTAAAAGCAGGTACCAAAGTGCTTGCCAAAGGCATAGCTGAATCTGCCGCAAAACGAGGAATGAGTAACGCCGCCCGTCTTGCCGGCAAGGTTGCGGAACGGATGGGTGAAAGGCTCCCGGCTTCGGATGCCGGAAAGAAATTTTTCTTAAAAAAAGGTGTGGACTGGGTGAAGAACCAGGCATTCGCCATTCCGGAAGCCGCTCTGCAATCTCTGGTACAACCTTCTTTATATTCGGACATCAGCGAGCGTATGGCGCTGGGAGATGATTTCAAGACAGCTTTCGGTGGTGCATGGTATGACCGGACAACAGAAAACTGGTCCGAACGAATATTCGTTGGCAGTGGCAAACTTGGACAACTGACAGGTAGCGCGGTTGATTTGAGCAAGATACGGAAACTGAAAAACATAGTCAATCTGGCAAGGAATACGGGAGAGGAATTTTTGGAAGAACTGGCGGGCGATGCTGTACGCCGTATTCCGGAATGGAAGGACAAGAATATTGCACAGGCGTATTCGGATTATTGGGACGATAAATGGGACACGTTCCTGTCCGTAGGTATCATGACGGGAACATTAGGAGCAGCCGGTTATGTTTATAATAAGACGAATGACGGGATTGATCGGATAAGGTATAATGGAAAGCTTGATATTGCGCGTAAGGCTCTTCCGGAAAATTTGGCTCAAAATATTGATGCTTTATTAGGAAATGCAGATATTAATGATAAGAATGCAATAAACGCGCTCGGCAGGTTGATCGAAGCTTCATCGCGGGCAAATGATATTCCATTCGGAAAACTGGCGACCAATGTAAACCGTTATTTGGCAGCAAAGTTGAATCAGGAAGGCTTTCAGATTGCGGAAGAAAGCTATTTAGGTGAAGAGGAAACCGCACCTCAGAATAATGTTTCTGAGGATCAGATGAAAGAAAATGGTAATGCCGAAGTGTCTGCTCCTCTTTTCCGGGAAGGTGGTCCTGAAAAAATGCTATTGAATGAAAAGGAAGTTGCTGCAATAGATATACAGAAAGACGGACGCGCCCGTGTAACGGATGTGGACGGCCATACTGTATTTGTAGATGCGGATAAAGTAGATGGATATGATGAGCATGGTGTGTATATGGGTAACTCCGGAATTGCCGGCAATTTAGTGGAAGATGCAGCCGGGAATGTCGAAAAAATCCCGGCAGAGCAAAATGATATAGAAAAAAATAGTAACTTTGACGAAAATATATCAGGCAATGGCATTAGAAATGACAATCGAGGAGTACAGGAAGAGGTTCAAGGAGGAACTGATGAAGCTGGGATATACAGAGGAAGAAGCGGAGGTAGAAAACAAGGAGCAAACCGATCTGGATATTCACAATTCGATAGTGATGGGCGAACCTCCGCAGAGTTGCGCAAGCCAAATAGCGTACATGGATTAAGCGAAGACACTCAAACCAATCTTTCTAATAATTCTTATCTTCAACGCTCGAAAAAGAACGGGCGACCTTCATACGAACCTACAAAATTACGTGATGCAAGTGTTGAAGAGTTTGCCGAAGCAACAAGGATAGGCAAGCAAGATAATCCACACGGTGCATCTGTAGATTTGCATACCCCGGAAGAATACGAAAAAATGAAAGTCCGTCTTTTGTCGGAAGATGGGAAAAGTGGTATCGCAGTTGAAGAAGACGGAAATATTGTAAATTTATTCAGCACAAACTCATCTACTAACGGGGCTTCGCGTGCTTTGTTTTTGGCAGCACTTGAAAATGGAGGTCAGAAAGGAGATAATTTTGGTAGACCTTTAACTAATCTCTATGTACAGATGGGAGCAATCCCAGTTGCCCGTGTGAAGTTTGACGACCGCTTTGCTCCGCAAGATTGGAATTATGAGCGTGACGGTCGCCCTGACATTATTTTTTGGCTGCACAACGGAGAATCCGCTTCGGAAGTTGCCAAGAAAATAGGGAGCTATGAATCTGTAAATATAGAATCCTTGCCTTTATTCGATTCTTATGATGAAGCAGCTGCTTACCGTGACAAATTATTAGAAAAGAGGAAATCAGATACTTCTGAAAATGATTCACCCCAATTCCGGGATGCCGACAGCAACACGCCGGAAGAGAGTGCTGATGTCCGTTTTGGCACCCTTGGTGTAAGTGAAGGTGAAACGGATAGCCGAGTCGGGCGTTCATTGAATGATGAAGAGGTTGATTCTTTGTTACAACAAATGCAGACAAATCCAGAAGTTGCTCCGAATATTGAGTTGACGCCGGAAAACTGGGATGCTGAATTTGGCGAAGACGGCAACATCCGGACGCCGATAGGCGATGTGAAGATGGGTGAAAATCAGTATCTGAAAATTTTAAAGAACAAGAGAGAATCTCAATTCGGAATGATCAGACCTACCCTTGAATCTCCAGACTTGATCATAGAGCAAAACAATCCAAAAGAAAATTCAGACCGTGACAGCAACTATCTTTTCGTAAAAACTTTCACGGATGGCACAGGAGAAAAGCATACGAATTTTGTATCCGTTACTGTCAGTCAAGAAGGGAAAGAAGTTGTTATAAGCAACCATATATTGAAAGACAATCAATTAAGGAAAAAAATAAAAGAAGGTACCCTACTTTGGAATCGATTCGAAGTTGATTCTGATTCTTCGGATAAGAATCAAGCTTTGGACGCGGATGCTGTAAAAAATCCGAACAGCGAAGCGCACGGCTCGATTAATGCTCAAAGTAATGTACCTTCTTCGGAATCCAAAGATACGGAATCTTTAGAAGAAAACCAAGACATCGATTCAATTATGTCAGGATTAGAGGAAGATTTGCGTAAAAGCATAGCATCTGAGAATCGTGAAATCGCAGATTTGGAGCTGGAAGAACGCAGATACAACATGGAGAGGAAGGGTTTGATGGTATATGTTGACGGCAAGCGCAAATATGTATCGAAGACGAAAAAAGGCGGTTATAACACGAAGGATGAAGAATATATCAAAGCGTTTGATGAAAAGATCAATGAGAAGATGGAGCAGGAACGGAAAAGGATTGAGGACGATCTACCGCGGAGGAACGATGAAAAATTTGACCGGTTCAAAAAAAGACTGGAAAATACCCGAAAGGCGTTGGAGGAAGGAAAGAGTGTGTCAGAAATAGTAAATAATGATAAAAGATACTTAAACGAAAGGTCTGAAACTGATCATTTGTTTTCAATATCTGATGCTCAAACAATTAAGCAAGAATTATTTGAAGCTGCTTCTGAAAAAATGGCTGAAATTAATTATGTAATAAATAAATTATACCCAGATGTAAGTCTTAATAGGTATCAGCGCAGGATTATTATAAATGATATACAGAGTGGAAAAAACATAGAAAGAATTGCAGAAAGAGTTGATTCAATGCTTAAAGCTAACGGAAGAATTAAGAATCGACTATTGGATAAAGGATTTCGGAAAGGATTTAAAGAAGGTACTAAAGATGTAACGGATAAAATAAAACGTATTTCATCTGTTTTAAATAAATGGAAACGGATTGGGCGGTTGTCCGATAAGCAATATAAAGATATACTCAATAAAGTTTCTAAGAAAAATGCGGATATAGAAGAAATATTGAATAATATAGACCGGATGATTGTTGATAACGCTTTCCGGGCGGATGTCTATGCCGCCGGAGTACGGCAGGCGAAACGGGCCGGTCGGATCAAAAAGAAAATCGGCAAGATGATGCTTCCCGAATGGCTTTCCAATGAACGGATTGAAGAGTTTATCAATCTGGATGTCCGCGGAATGGATTCTTACATGTTGCATGCCTACGACAAGATGATGGAAGATCTGGCGCTCACAGAACCGAAATTCAACACATTTATTCCTGAATTCATAGAGAAATACCGGGAACAGAACGGAGAAAAGGAGGGCAAGCCCCGGGATATTCACAAGGCGATTGAAAATTTGGAAGGCCGTTTGGAACGCATAAACCGGAAGGCGGCAACTCCGGAAGAATACAGAAAAGGGGTCCGTGGTTTACGGCACGCCCGCAACGATGTGATGCGCTGGTTTGAGGAGAAAGCGAAGGATCTCGACCCGGAAGGTGATGCTTATGCGGCATTGACGAAGGAAAAGGAGGCCATGCTGGAAAAGGTGGACACAATGTTTAATGAGATGGCGGATGCAGAAGAAGGGATAAAAAAAGAGCTTCGTGGACGTATTTCCCGTCCCAATGGGATGCTGGAGCAGGCTATCCAGGCTGACGGGATCAAGGGAACGCCTTTTCAGAAGAAGCTCGAGCACATCCGGCGTTTCGGAATCGGCCTGAAAGGATTGGAAAGTCTCGGAATGAAAGAATTGCTGAGTTTGGAAAATGCTCTGTTCAATGCAACGATCGGAGTACCTACACGAGGTATCGATGTAGCTCTCAGCCGTTTGAAAGTGAACGAAATGGGGAAACGGCTGGAGAAAAGCCGGGATAAAATAGAATCTGTTGCCGGTAGCAGGCGGGTCCGGAAGTATCTTGACGATGTAGAGAAGATGCAGGACTGGGTCGATATGCACGATTTCAGCATGCTCGATACGCTGTTTGATTCGGGTAAAGGGAAAGACTTGTATGAAAATTTCTTTGTTCCTTTCATTGAGAGTGCGGTTGTGGAAATGGACAAGGAAAAAGCATTGGCATTGCATGATTTCGGGGATAAAGTGGAGGCTTTGGAAAACCTGTTTTTTACAGTGAAGTCCGGAAGGGGAACGATATTGGAGGGTGTTACGCGGCGTAGTGTGCAGCGTTATAAGGATTTGGCCGGAATGATTATGACACAGTTGGATTATGAGAGCAATACGGGCATTTCTTTTGAAGAAATTCCGGAAGACCGCCGGGATTATTTCGGTTATCTGATACAAGGGAACAAGATCAGTAAAAAAGGTAATCTGCGGAGCCGTACGGAAGATGCCCACCAGTTGATGAAGTTCGGCAAAGACGGGAAACTGGACCTTGAAAAGACGCTTGAAGGACTGGGAAACAAAAAACTGGCGACAGCCCTGCGTGGGGTGATGGACAGTGCCCGCGCTACGCTTGACGGAAAGATGCGGGATTATTATGTGGCGAATGCAGTCCGCCGGGGTGTGCGTACAGATATGATGGAGAATTATTTTCCACGTTTCGTGCGTAAGAGTTTGGCTTCTAAGTCCGACGGCGAGATCGATTTCCAGCAGATTTATTCTAATGGCAAGCTGATGCCTACGACTATGCCGACATCTCTTAACAACCGTATAGCAAAGAATACGCCCAATCCGGTGGAAATCGACATCTCCCGGGTAATGAGCCGGGCCGTATCCGAGACATTTACGGATTATTTTCTGGCACCCGCTTTTTCACAGGCTAATTCCGCATTGCTGAATATAATCAAGAAAGGTGGCAAATCAGCAAATGCCTTTGAGGTAATCCGTGGCGCGATGCGTGACCGTCTGATAAAGAATTACCGCCGGGAATTGTCGAAAAACGACCTGCAAATGTTGAAGAATCTCGACCGCTATGTGGCGAAAATGACCAGGACGCTTTTGTTGGCAAAATTGCCTAAGACGTTGGGTGAATTCGGGTCAAACCAATTGGGTTCGTTGTTCAGCGACGGTACTGCGGGATGGGGTTACTGGGGTAAAATAGATGTCCTTCATGAACTTGCCGACGAAATGAACCTTACGGCCGCGAAAAACATTGTAAAGTACAATGAAATGTTCCGGGATGCTTCGGGCGGAAAGATGTCCCGTGGCGAAAAGGGAATCAATAAGTTGATAACGATCAATGACGAATTTACCTCTTCCGCTATATATTACAAGACGTTCAATAAGCTGTTTAAAGAATATAGCGGTGAAAGTTTTGATTATGACCGGGCACGGAGTGATGACGCCTACCGGAAATGGCTAACGGAAGATCATGATGGGGAAAGGAGTTTCTTCGAGAGGGCGCATATCGGTGCGCTGACTCGTGCGCAGGAGAGCTTCACAACCGTAAACCGGGCATTGACAGCAACACGCACACCGTTGCTTTTCGGTAAGTGGATGGTGGATGTGGATAGTTTGGGTGCCCGTTCTCTTGGGTTCATGATGTCATTCGCTACGAACGAGAGCTTTGAGTTTGCCCGGGGATGGCGGGAGTTTACCCAGGGCATAAAGGCAAAGGACGGTGAACTTGTCCGGGACGGAATGGGACGGATGGCCAGCCGCTATATACGGAGTGTTACCTACTCCATGTTTATGCAGATGATCGGTCAGGGTATATCGGCAGCCTTGACGGGGAATGCTCCGGATGACCCGTGGGAAATTTTGGTGCCTGACCTGAGCGTATTGGCAGGCGGTTGTATCCAGTTAGCACTTGGGAGGTACGGCAATACGGGCGGCGCATTGCTCAATGCCGCTTTGGGGGTACTTGAAAAGTTCGACAAGAAGCAAAACGGAAATACGAAAATGACCAGGTCCCTCGTGGATTTCATCCGAGAGAGTGCAGGCATTTATGTAAATCCGATGTCTATGGATACGAAAGCTAAAGTGTGGATTGAAAAGGTATTGCCTCACTGGGCATTTATGACGAATATTATGCTTGACAGTGCAGATATGGGATATGACATATACAAGAAACTTTCGGAAGGTGAACCGCTCAATGAAGATGAGCAATCCCTCTGGCAGATGGTCTATCTGACGAATGCCGTCCTTACCATGGCTTACCCGAATTTCGTGACGACGACCGGTTACAATGTAGGCAGAACGGTATCAGGGGCGTACAAGAGAGAGAAATACGAAAATAAGAACAACGGCATAGGGAACCGTCAGGTCATATCTCGAAAACCGATAGCTACCTCCCATAAGCCTTTGAGCCGACAGTTGGAAAGGAGATGACGGTAAAATCTCCTGTCTTAAAATTTTGAATCTTCAAAATGATTATAAATAACAGGAAAACAAAAATGAAACTTTTGTATTTCAAATAACGTTATTATCTTTGAGCAGAAAACATTTATATTAATACATAAATGGAGAGTGCTGTAATTAGTTGGCTTAATACGAATTGGCCTACACTGACGATTATTGTTATTGTTGCATCAATTGCGTCCTATTTAGTCAGAAGATTCACTAAGTGGGAAGACAAGCACAGCGTACAACATGAAAATAATGACCGAGAACATGAGAAGTTAACAAAACTATTAAATGAGACCATTGAAAAAATAAATTCAATTGAGCGATTTTTAATAAAGAACGGGGGAGCAGACCATAATGAATTTACTCGAATGAAAAGCCCAAGACAGTTAAACGAAAAAGGATGGAAATTATTTAAAGAAAGCGGAGCTTCTGATTTCTTTAACAAAAGCAAAGAGGGGCTTGTGCGCATATTAACTTCCGAGGTGACAAAAATTAAGCATGTGACAGCCTATGACGTTGATACAATCGCCGCAAAGATATGCTTCGATCTTTCAGACAATAAAGATTTTAAAGAAATAAAGGATTTTGTATATACACATCCAATATATGAAGGAAGCAATATTGTAATTAATACGATAACGATGTTAATGGGTATCGAATTGAGAAATGAGTATCTAAAATTACATCCAGAAATAGATCCGATGTCTGAATAATCATCAGAAAAAAACCGGCAGGAAAATGCACCTGTCGGTTTTCTTTTTAGGTTTCACAAAAACTTTACAACCACTCAAACAACTTTCTAAACTTATTTATAAACTCAACAGTAGTCCCTCCAACATTCCGCATTTTCTTTAACTCATCATCGGGGATAGACCTTAACCTACTCACATCAAGAAGTGTATGGTAGTTTTCATCCTGTCTGAGTATTCCGGCGTTTTTTAAAACGTTCCTGGCTTTTGTTTTTATAGCTTTTTTTTCCATGATTTCAAATGGTTGTAGGTTGTACACTCTGGTTGACTTTAAGGTTTTTGTAAATAAATTCCCTTCCCTTTTCTGTCCATACGGTTTGAAGCTGGGAACCGGTAGAGCCGTCCGAACGGGTAAATGTCCGGGTGACAGACTTGGTATAACCTTTGCCGGAATACTGGGCGTATAAAATCCATTGCCCGTTTTGTTTGTACTGGATTCCCCGTTCTTTCAGTTTCCGGTTGAGTGTCTCCGCTCCCCATCCGAATTCCTTCGCTATCTGTGTGGCGGTATAAGTGCCAACCGATGAAAGAGCCTTGTCGAAGTATTCCACTTTTGGGGCGGATTCCTTTAGCTGTATACTTTGCAACTTATTTTCTTCTTCGAGTTGGGCAACCTTGGCTTCCATGAGTTTTACCCGGTTGTTCAATATCTCTTGGGAGCGGAGGAGGATGTAATCGTCACTCTTTAATAGCTGCTCCCGCTTGTTGAACTCGTTTATGAATCTTTCTTTGAACTGGCCGGCCTTTTCTCCGGTGTAGCCCATGACGAGGAAGCTAAAGCCGTCTTTGGTCATTTCGTAAGCTTTTTGAGAGCGATTACGGGAATCGGTGTATTCAATCGGCGCAAAATTGCGCTCATTAAAACTGCCTGAACACGAAAGATTTTCAATGTCCCGAAGTACATCCTTATGATTTTTGCCGAACACTTCTGCAACGATTAAAGAAGTGGTTACATCGTTTCCTTTGCTGTTTTGGATTACAAGCTCGTTCATATTTCTTCCTCCTTTCCATTCAAAGATTTATAAGCACTCAGAAGATATTTTCTGGCGAGCAGGACACGAGAACAACATTTTAAGATTGACGTGCTTGCATTGGCAATTAACATTTCATCACCTTGTTTATAATCTTCAAGCAATAAAGACAGGTCGATGATGGCTTCATCGCATTTAGTTTCTTTCAATAGATCGATTGCGGATTCTAAATCGAAGCTTACACACCTTAAATCTTGGTGTTTGTTTGCTACGGCCGTAGCGGTTTGATTTGTACTCATTTTATTTAGATTTTTAGCATTGTAGGTACAGAGAAACGGCGTACCCGACCCGCTGCTAAAAGTCTCTAAATAAGGGCTTGCTAACACCATTATAATGTTAGCACGGGAGATACGCCGTTAGATAAATATTTTTCCCTTCAAACAACTAAACACAAAAGTACGGGAAATACAAAATCCAAATAGGCATAAAAAAACCGCCATACAGCGGGTACTCTTACTCCGCCCTTATTTTTCATAACTTTTAGCACTGCAAACATAGGGAAAGTTTTTTTACCATGCAAGTCTATTGAAAAAAATATTTGAAGAACACCTCGCCGGGATTTCCTTTTTTATCAATAGAAATTAGCAATATCACACAACTATTTTAGTCATATTTGTTATATTTGCAATATATTTGTATTAATAAGAACATAATGTTTGATTTACAACAAACTTGAATAAATGCTATAAAATCATGAATATCAGACCACTAAACAACTATGTGATTGCAGAAGTAGAAAAGCCAAAAGAACAAAAAATAGGTAGTATAATCATTCCTGAAACTATCTCTCAGAACAACATCCAACGGAACAAAATCAGAAACAAGTCTGAATCCTGCCGGCAAGTATCTGTCGGGGATGATGTGATCAGCCGCACCGGTTCCGGGACAAAATTCATGCTCGATGGTAAGGAATACATCGCCCTCGATGAAAAACATGATCTGATCTGTGTAATAGAAGATTGAACATGGCAAACCTAAAAAGCATACACACCGTTCTTATAAAAGTTCCGAAAGCCTACAAAGAAACCATCAAGCATGGCACATTGGAACTCTACCTTGACACCCGTTTTGATGACGTCACACACACAATACGGTACGGGGAAGTCATATCCTCGCCCGATCCACGTTTCATGCCGGGAGACACTGTATACTTCCACCACAACATCGTCAGGCGCATCCGTACAATGTACGGATCAGAAAAAGAAACTCCCGATGAAATACTCGACCACACATTCCATGTACCCTGTGACGAAATATACGGCAGGAAAAGAAACGGTGTATTCGAAGCTATTGCTCCCTATTGCTTCATTAAGCCAATTTCCAAAAAGCAGGAACAACGTGGAAACCTTATATTATACAGCAAAGAAGAATTTGAACCTCAAATAGGTATTGTCAAATATGGGAATCCACAACTGGAGGAAATGGGAGTAAACTCAGGAGACGCCATCATTTTCAATAAAAATTCAGAATACAAATACCCGATTGATGACGAGTTGTTATACAGGATGAAAAACGATTGGATCATTGCTACCATAGATGGAATATAAACCGGAATTCATAGAATCATCCAAGATTGCTGTAGACGAACTATTGAAAGTAATTCGTGCAGACATTAATATGGAGGATATCACAAAGAACTCCAAAGGGAAGGCTGCGCTAAAGACAAAAAAGAAAGCAATCGTTGAATGCAAGCAAATTATTGCAGGCATTCTTCAACATGATTACCATCAGCAAGTTTGGGCGAGAAAAAAAATCACCCAAATAGTTGAATTCGGAGATTCTGCGATAGAATCTCTGCTGTCCGGCTTGAAAGATCCAATAAACATTAATACGACCGGTATTTCAGATGATGCGGAAGACATATCGAATGCCATAGATTCAAAATCCATTGCTTTTGACGATGCCGTTGAAATCATGGACGTCATAACTGACCTGAAACGGATCAGCGAAGAAGATGAAATTGTCATGAACGGTTCCGATTTCTCCGGAGGATATGCTGAACAATACGCCGATAAATTTGAAAAACTCCCCGATAAATCCGGGTATGACGCAAAAAATGATTATATAATTATCGATCCGGATGGTTCTGTTGGGGAAATCGTTGAGATAGAAGGTATAAAAATTGCACTTCCGGAGAAACCTGCCCGAAAAGACATATACGGATATGAAAAGAATAAAAAGGAACAATATTGGGTACGTCAGAAGCCACCGAAATCCTTAACACCGAAAACTGCAAAATCCTATTCCGATTTTATCGAAAACGAATATCAGAAAAAAAGGAAAGGATTTTGGTTCTACAACAATGGGACGCCGGAATATATCACTGGCGCACATTGGTTCCTGCTCAACTATTGCCGTACAGAAGCGGAAGGAGGATATTATTTCTTCTCGAAGGCTCAGCAAAAACTCTTTTGGTTTGCAGAAGCATGTTGGTGTGACGACAGATGTTACGGTATGATTGTTGAAAAAATCAGAAGATTCGGGATGACATATTGTATGCTTGCATTCTCCCTTTGTAAAGGTACATCAGCACGGGACAAAAACTGCGGGATGACATCAAAAACAGATGAAGATGCAGGTAAAAATTTCTTGAAACTCACATGGATGTTTTGCAACCTTCCATTTTTTTTCAAACCGGTATGCCTTAATGAAAAATCAAAAAGCAAACTTGAATTTTCATCCCCCGCTCAAAGACTTACTAAAAACAACAAGGATAAAGAGACTGTCGATGATGCCCTGAATACTGTCATTGACTTCCTTCCAACTAAGATTGACAGCTATGACGGAACAGCACAGTACGTATATATAGCTGATGAATTTAGTAAATGGAAAAAACAAAACGGAGATACACTTACACACTGGGGAATTGTAAAAAAATGCCTGACCAAAGGGAAAAGAATCACCGGCAAAGCCTTCATCGTATCTACCATTGAAAACATCACCGGAAAGGATCCTGACGATCCTGATGCATTGGCTGGTGACAAATACAAATATTTATACTACAACTCCGACCCCACTCAACGCGATGCAAACGGCCGGACATTAACCGGCCTGTACAAACTGTTCATTTCCTGCCTCGAACATTATGAGGGATTCATCGACATATATGGCAATTGCATAGCGAAAGACCCGGAAAAACCGGTCATTGGAATAGACGGAGATTACATCAGCATCGGTGTGGAAACCTTCATCAGGAATGAACTCAATGCCATTCAAGGAAACACCAGAGCCATCTTTGAATATAAACGCAAAACGCCCATAAAAGAAGGAGACGGATTCATTATAAGTGATGGAACCTGTGCATTCAATCAGGCAAATATACAGGCTCAAATTTTGTACAATGACAATCTGAAAATACAGCCATACCGGGTAGGAAATTTCGCATGGAAAGACGGGATACCGGACTGCAAACAGGTAATCTGGAAAGACACGCCCGAAGGAAGATTCAAAATTACATGGCTACCTGAAAAAGATTTGCAAAATAATGTCAGAATTTTCAAGGGTGAATTGCGCCCGATGAATGATGATATTGGAAGTTTCGGGATAGATCCATACCGGGTAGGGCAAACCGTAACCGGCAAGGGGTCGAAAGGATCCATGCACGGATATGCAATTCACAACGCCAAAGGCGCACCAAACGATTCATTTTTTCTTGAATACATCAACCGTCCTGCTTCAAAAGACATCTTTTATGAAGACATGATCATGGCGATGGTATTCTACGGCATGCCGGCACTTATTGAAAACAACGTCAATAACCTCATAGAAGAAATGTACAGGAGAGGATACCGTAAATTTTCAAAATTAAGACCAGACAAACCATTCAATAAATTGTCTGAAGATGAAAAGAAATACGGTGGGATACCTTCTTCCAGTGAAAACACATTACAAATGATGTCATCCGCACTTGAATCTTACATCGAGTACCATGTCGGGAATGAAGGTAAAATGTATTTCAACCAAACCTTACAGGACTGGCTGGTATTTGATCAGTCCAAAAGGACAAAAAGAGATGCATCCATATCCAGCTCGCTGGCCATCATCGGTGCGACCTCAAAAATCAAAAGAATGATCGTGCCGGATCATGAAAATGGAAGCCGGACAAACCTGCTTCTAATGACATACGATAACACAGGAACAACCAGTAAAATTATAAAATAATGGCTAATTACAGATACCCCGATCCACTTGCAACCCATGAAGAAAAAATAAAAGATACATACGGGCTTCAATATGCAAAATTCATTGAGCAGGAATGGTTATCCAACAACAGGCTTGCTGCTAATCGTGCCCGCTATTCACAATTGGAGGCATTCAAAAACAATGAAATTGACGAAGAAAAATACAAACACATGCTCGGAATGTGTGACGACAGGATATGGACCGGAATGAACTGGGCCTTTACGCCGATCGCTCCCAAATTCGTCAACGTTATAAAAGACGGATTCCCGACAGACCTTTTTGAAATACAAGCCAAGGCCGTAGATACCCGTTCACAAAAAGAACGTAAAAAATATCGTGAAAAACTCGAAAACGACATGCTTGCCGCCGATTTCGACAGACAGTTAAGCCTGGCTACCGGAACAGATTACACCAATAGCTACGTTCCGGAATCCAAAGAAGAGATTGACATACACATGCAATTGAAATACAAACAACCCAGGGAAATAGCATCTGAAATAATCGTAAATAAACTCCTCCAGTATAACAACTGGGATGAAACACGAAACAGAATCACGGAAGACCTTATTACCGACGGAATCGGCATTACCAAGATCATACCTGACAATGACTATGGAATTATCATAGACCGTGTTGACCCTAAAAACTTCATATATTCCTACGACACCAAATCATCCCGAACCAAAAAAGGAGCTTTCTATTTCGGAGAAATAAAAAAATACACCCCCGAAGAAATACTCAGATTGAGCAAGGGGAAAATAACCCCGGAAGACTTACGGCCCAATAGTTCATCATACAACGAAACAATAGATGAAAACGAACTGATACCCGTACTTTATTTCTGTTTCAAAACCACAATTAACGAAACATATAAGAAAAAACGGAATAAACTCATTCGGAAAGAATCAAACTTCCAGCTTCCGCCTGAAAACCAAAAAAGCAAAGTTGTAAAAGGATCATACGAAGTATGGTTTGAAGGTTACTACATCGTCGGAACGGAACGGATATGGGGATACAGGATCATGGATAACATGATACGGCCTCCGCACAAAATGACCAAAGTCCTGTCACCATACATAGTTTATGAGCTTTCTGTTCCTTCCATCATCAGCAACATTATGCCGTTCTGTGAAGACGCACATATAGCAGTTCTAAAACTTAGACACCTTATCCTGTCAGCAAAACCCAAAGGACACATCATCGACATAGACGCCCTTACAGACATTGACCTCGGTGGTGGTGTCATGAAACCTGCAGAAGTTATTAAAATATACGACCAGACCGGAAAATTACTGGTTAGCAGCCGCGGTTTCGATGAAACCAGCAGGGACTACAATCAAATAATTCGGGACATCAACACTTCACTCGGAACAGATCTCGGCCAACTCATCAACGTATACAACAACGCCATAAACATGTGTTACGAAGTATCCGGGCTGAACCGGGTAAGGGACGGTTCAGCCCCTTTGAACGGCGCACTTGTCGGTACGCAGCAACTTGCATTATCCATGAGCAATACAGCCACCAAACACATCATGAATGGCATATTGAACATGGAAAAAGAAATAGCGGAAACTGCCCTCATCCGGTCACAACAACAGACCATGTACGGCGACCGGTTCGCCGATGAAATCATGGAAACCTTCGAAGACCAGGACAAAAGCGTGAACGAAGCATTCACACATGCCCATAACCATAGATTTGATGTAATGATAAATGTCGCTCCCGACCAGGAAGAACGGCAGTTAATGGAGGTAAACATCAACAACGCTCTGCAATCCGGACAAATTCTCCTCTCAGATGCCATAGACCTCAGGACGATTAAAAACCTGAAACTCGCAAACGAGTTCCTGAAAATCCTGATCCGGAAAAGACAAAAACAAAAAGAATATAACGACAAACAGATGGTCAGAGAGCAGGAGATGGCACGTGCACAGGCAGATATCGCAATCGAACAGTCAAAACAACAAACCTTGCAACTCAATAACCAGTCCATTCAAATGAAAGCACAGGCAGAAATCATGGTGACAAATGCCCGTGTTGAAAAAGAAGTGGAAGGAAAACTCATTATCATGCGAGAACAACACAAATATGACATGCAACTTAAAGGCATGGAATATAAAACTACCGCAGAACTCAACAAATTCAAAGAAGATGCAAAAGATAACCGGACAAAAATACAGGCCGACCAACAAAGCCGGATGATATACCAGCGGCAAAACGGTACACCTCCAGAAAATTTCACCCAAAATACGGACATCCAACAGACAAATACACCACCCGTACCGGAGAATGGTGGAATTCCATACGACACAAACACTATTTATGGAAACGATACATTCAATGAATATGGACAATTAAATCAAAACACCAATGGCACCGAAGAGACAACCATACAACCAACTGTGTGATTCCGCTAAATACTACAGGGATCACCCAGAAGCGAGAGAAAAGAAAAAACAAACTGACAAAAAAATAAATTCCCGGCCGGAACAAAAAGAAAAACGCCGGGAACTGTCTCGGAAGAATCGTGAACATGATAAAAAATACGGTAAATCATCCCGGAAAGGAAAAGACCTGTCACACACTTCTTCCGGATTGAAATATAAAAAAAGTTCAACAAACCGGGGAAGCAAAAAAGATTCCCCCGGAGATAAAAGAGCAAGGGGATGAAAAACAAAGTAACAATACATCAATTCGACCCGGTCATATATCCAAGAAAATTATGGGTAATATTTACCAATGACGTAAAAATACTCAAGGATAACTTTGACACAAAATGTGAATACGAGGAAGGCATGGATAAATGTGAGGCATTTGTATTTCCATGTTCTCATAAGGAATCTGGGAAAATAGGTGTATGTGTAGTTTTTGGGAAACATGAATACGCAACTATCAAAAATATAGCTCATGAATCCGTCCACATAGCATCTGTAATATTTGCTGACTGTAATATGACCATGGGATTTTCAGATGGGAAAGATGAACACTTTGCCTATCTAACAGGCTGGGCTGCTGACTGCATAAATCAAGTTAAAACAGGGAAATTCAAAGATTAACCGATAATACTAAAAAACAATGAAAGCACCTATCAGAAAAGAAGTAAAAGGAACAAGCAATGATTACATGAAAAATGTGGAAGTATCAGTATACTTCTTTGGAATTCTAATCTATCGAAAACACTTAAATATTAACCATTAAACCCAAGGACAATGTTCGGAAGAAAATCAAGAAAAAAAATCGAAGAACTGGAAGAGCAACTTCGAGAGCAAAGAGAAAAATACAATTCACTTGCAAGTGAATATGCTGTTTTGGAAAGTAAATATACTACCCTGGAAGCAATGTACAATAGATTACAGGAAAAGGAAAGAAAACCCGAATCAAGATTATCAAAGAAAAACAAACGTCCATGCAGGTAATCAGAGGAAATTGCCCGAGCAAAAGTAACTGTTACAAAATAGTCTCTTTTGCCGGGCACGCTTCTTTGAGTAAAACCAAAGCTCTCAAAGAATATGAAGATAAATTCTATATCCAGTGTGACAAATACAGAAATGCGAATATATCAGGATACTTTGAGATACACCTGAAAGTATTCTACCCCTCCGAACGTTCAGACCTGGACAATAGCCTAAAAATAATATTGGACTGCCTGCAGAAAGTAAAGGCGATAAAGAATGACAACAAGTGCGTAAAAATAATCGCAGAAAAATATCTTGACAAAACTGATCCAAGAATAGAATTTGAAATTGTAAAGATATGAACAAATTCCTTGATTACAGAATCCTTGTAACAGATGAAAACACACAGGAAACACCTATCTTAAAACAAGAAAATACAACAATCCTGAGCAGGGGGAATATTGCCTGCATCACCGGAAAAGCCAAAAGTTGCAAAACCTTCCTTGTATCAGCTATCGCATCCGCATTCCTCGAAAAGGAAAACCTTACGATTTCAAAAGGGATAAAAGATGGAACCGTTCTATACATAGATACTGAACAATCGAAAAGCCATGTTCAAAACGTTCAACAAAGAATATACAGGATGTGTGGATGGAACATTTATTCTCCGGATGAAAGACTCACAACACTTGCTATGAGAAAACTGTCTCCCGAAGAAAGAAGAGACATGATAGAAGAAGCCATTCATTCACTAAAACCGGATCTTGTCATCATTGACGGTGTCAGAGATTTGATAGAAGACTTCAATGACATCAAATCTTCTGCGGCTGTAGTCCGGATGCTCATGAAACTAAGCGACACATTTAATTGTGGCATACTGACTGTTCTGCATCAGAATAAATCAGATAGTAATGCAAGGGGACATCTTGGTACAGAATTAACCAACAAATCAGAAACTGTACTTCAACTTACAAATATCGAAAACAAAATAATTGTAAGTCCTGATGCATCAAGAAATCAGAATATCAAAGAATTTGCATTCCAAATCAACGAAAAAGGGTTTCCAATATTATGCAATATCCCCAAAAATAAAGAATCATTAAAAAAAGAAATCATAAGCATCATGCAACCATATAAAGCCATGACTAAACAGGCTTTCATTGAAAAATATACACAGACAACCGGAAACAAAAAATCAACAGCATACCTGAAAATTAAAAATGCTCAAAACATGGGAATAATAAACACGTCAGGAGACCTGATTTCACTCCTTGTGTGATTTTTCCAATATTTTTCCAATTTTTCCAAAATAAGTAAGCGATATTCCATAAATAACTGTGTATCAATATTATTATTAATTACACATTTTTCCATATTTTCCAATATAAAATTGTAATACCCTGAATATCAATAGCAATTTTCCATTCCATTTCTTTTATATTTATCCCCGTATATATATAAATATATATACGAGGGAATATAATAGTGGAAAAACATGAAATATGCAATGAATAATATACCAAAATAGAATTTCACCAAATAATGCTTTTTAAGACATTATTTTTTGTAAAACGATTAATTGGTCGATTTTGAAATAATAACTTCACAGATCAAAGAAAAAGCAGCAAAATGAGCATTGTATGTAAATTAATTTCTCGAATAGAAATAGAGCATTCCCACCCCCAAATACGCACCGGTTTATCAAAACGGAAAGCTACCCCTCCCCTCCTGTTTCTGCTTCAATTCGGCAATTCAGGTCGAAATTTTTAGCTTTTCCCTGATAGTCAACGTGTTATAGTTTGTGTCTGATTACGGATTCTTACAGTATATGCGATCAAAAAAAAATAGGATTCGATTACATTTAGAAAAAAACGATAAATAACACATTACTAATAAGTTACACTAAATATTTCAAGTTCATAAAATTTGATCGAAAACGATGAAAAACAAAATCAACACACAACACACTGATTATCAAATGTGTATGTAAATGAAAATATTAACATAATGTAAGTTAAGGGACAAACTTTCATGCCGGCATACCGGCATAGAATTTTAGATAACGACAAAATACGCAATAAACTTATTAAGAGAGAGTGTAACGCTTTCTTTATTGTGCAGCGTTTTAATGCGTAATAAGAACGAATTACAATATTACTATGCTTCTGCTAACTTTTAATTTCTGTTGCTTTAAGTGTTACGCATATTATAGTTGCAAGTAAATCTATATAATTTCGATGTTTTTATTTAGAATGTTTCCAAATTACGTGATTTTTGAAAAATATTTTGAAAAAGTATTGCATAATTCAAATTTGCGTATTATCTTTGTCTCGAAGAAATGAAACAAACAACATTTGTATTAAAATAGAATTGTAACTTTAAAATAACAAGGAGATGGAAACGACTAATTTAATTCTTTTAAGAAAAAAATGTGCAGAAGACGAGATTGTATTTATTGCAGAAAGAAGTAATTTCGAAAACATGCTTTTGCACGATTGTTACAACGAATTTGGATGCCGCATAAGTAACGAAGAAGCGGAAGATTATTGTTTAGAAAATTCTTATTGTACAGAACTTCGAAAGAAGTTTATAGAAGATTATAAAAAAGCCGGCTTTGTATTCGACGAAGAAAATAGCATAGACGATATATTAGAGAGCGATAACGAACAAATCGTAAATTTCTTAGCAAGCTGGAAGGATAAAAACGAATCTTATACAGAAGCATACGCATATAATTATTTTGATGGGCATAATTGGAAAAGTATTATTTTAGATTGCGATATCGATGAATATGCAGAATATGAATATGAAGAAGGAGAAGATATATTAAAAGAGTTCGAAGGAATCGAATTCTTGGAACACGAAAATGGAATTTGCAAAATAGAGACAGATAATTATATATTTAAGCATAGTCTATCCCCCTCAAATCCGTTTTTAGCAAACGTAGAATTTAAATAATTAAAATCGAGTATAATTGTAACTTTTAAAAATAAAAAAAAAGAGTTATCGAAAAATTTTAAAATTGAATTATGAAATTCAATGAAGAAAAGGCACGACAGATAATAGATAAATATAATCTATCGCAAACGACATTAAAAGTCTGGAAAAGTAGAGGAAGCATTCCGGATCGTTATGGGAAAGAAGGCTACGTAAAGCCAATCCCTGTTTCAGGGAAAGGCGATGAAATTATGCAGGAGAGATTAATCTCTATTTTAAATATGCCTGAATTGAATAGAAAAACGATAATTCAATTATCTGGCTGTGATGCAACAAGGATAAATGGAGTGTGCTTGCATAAAAGTACATTTACAAAAGAAGAAATGTTTGCATTGCAAAAAGAAATAAAACGACTGCGCCTTGACATATTAAAGTATACACAAAAATATTCTGAAAGCTTTGTAAAACTTCTAAAAGACAATAGATTAAAATTCTATGTAATAATCCCGGATAAACTTTTTGCAAGAAGATTAAATTACCTGAAAGATAATATTTCGCGATTAGATTTTAATCAGGCTGTTGATTATTATATAAAAGTTGCTATCCAGCTAAATATAAATTAAAATGACACAAGAGAAGAAACAACGCGGCGGATCCCGTCCTGGAGCCGGCCGGAAGAAAGATAAAGAACGAGTACAGACTTGCTTCCGCATAGAATCCGATCTACTGTACAAAATAAAGGGCTGCAACAAAAACAAGTTCGTGAATGATGCAATCCGGGAAAAGTTAGAACGGATGGAGAATAATTAGGGGTGGATTGTCCACCCTTTTTTATTTACTCTATTTTAATATGTATTGATTTTCCGCAATGAGGGCAGGTAATAGTATCTTCTCTGTCGTCTTCTATTAATTCAACGACGTTAACATCTAAAGCTTTCGCAATCTCTCTAAGTTTCCCGATTGTTGGATTACCCGAAACGGCTGCATAAAGCGCCTGGTAAGTTATTCCTAAGCGCTTGGCTAATATTTGCATTGTAATTCCTTGTTGCTTGCAAATCTCTTGTACTCTTAGCATATATTCAAATTTTAATTTGATGCAAATATAAATACTATTTTCAAGATATAATTGTATAATAGAAATAAATTGTAAAAAAATAATTTGAATTTTTTACTTGAAAATTTGTATAATTCAAACTATGTTTTTATATTTGCATCGAAATAATAAAAATATAATTTGAATATATCAATTTTACAATCATGGAAACTTTACTTTCAAAGATCGAAAATACGATTAAAATACCTGAAAAAATAGAAGTAGAAGAATATAAGCTTATGTACTTATGGGGAGCATGGATAACTAAAGTAAGAATATATGCAGAAAACGATGACGAAGCTATTTTTGACGCTGCCGAACATGCTAAAAATTTAATGAATTGGCCGTATAGCGTCGCATTATTCTGCGGCAATAGATTGGTAAAAAGATACAAGTAATTAGCAAGGATTTTCAAAATAAAAACTAAAATTATGACAAACTTTTACACACAAAACGGATGGGAGGGCAGTAATTATAAATGCGGTATGCGGCTCACCGACATAGCTGCTAATGTACGTGACTATATTAAGAAGGAATTTACCGGAATGGGGCTTAAGTTTAACGTATTTACAGAACAGGACACGAGCCTGTATGTATGCCTCGTGGAAGCTCCCTACGAAAAAATATTCACTGAGGAGTGGACACAAAAGCACCCACGTGAGGCCTCGTACGAAACAACGTGCCAGCATGCCCATTTGGAGGGAGTCTTAATACCGGAACTTTATGCTGTGTTCGACAAAATACAGACCTTTGTACTCAGCTACGTACGAGATGATAGCAACGGTATGATTGACTACTTTGACCGGAACTTCTACGATCATTACTACGTCGGCAACTGGAAGTCTGACAAAATGTACCGGTATGTGCCTCTAAAGGAAAAAGCTCCTCAGCCTGAGGTTAATCCTATTAACGCCGACAGCATTAAATTAATTGACTACAGTGCAAGGGCCGTTGCCGTGATAGGTGATACAAAGCCAATTAAGGAAACTTTAAAGAAACTCGGAGGTAAATTTAACAGCCGTCTTACATGCGGCGCCGGGTGGATATTCAGTAAGAAAAAAGAATCTGAATTAAAAGCAGCTTTATACCTGTAATCCTGAATGGTTTCACTGGGGTTCGATTCCCCGGCAGGAACAAGTTAACTATAAAATTTATATCTATGAATACTTATTACAAATTCTGTGCTAATGTGTTTTTGGCAAAATGCGAAGAAAAACACGAAAAAGGTGAAGAAATCTTAGTTACTACTAAGTACGGAAAAGAGAATGAAAGCATTGTTTTCAACCTTATCTTTGAAAAGGATGGCTTCTATTACTATTCAATTGTTAGGGCCGATGGGTTTAACGTGCAAGAATGGGCAAAAAGAAGAGCTGAACGCCGTAGAAATTGGGCGGAATCGGCAGAAAGAAAAAGTGATGAATATTACGACAAATCGAACAAAGACGCGGATTTCCTTTCGCTTGGTGAACCTATAAAAGTAGGGCATCACAGCGAAAAATGGCACCGGAAAGTGCTGGATGAAGCTTGCAATAACATGTGCAAATCAGTGGAATTCAGTAAAAAGGCATCCGAACACGAAAGGGTAGCCGGTTACTGGGACAAAAAAGCAGAGACGATAAACCTGTCTATGCCGGAAAGCGTTGAATATTTTGAGCATAAGTTGGAACAGGCAAAAGAATACCATGAAGGGTTGAAGTCCGGGAAGTACCCCCGTGCCCATTCTTATTCCCTTGCGTACGCTAAAAAAGATGTAAACGAAACCCAAAAGAATTTAGATTTAGCTAAAAAATTGTGGGCGTAAAGGTAGATGTTCACTACCTTTTAACAATACAATGCCGGAAAACTATTCTCCGGCATTATTTACATAGTCTATTACCGCCCGATTCGCTTTGTCAACCTTTCTCCTGTCGAATTTAATATAAATATCCGTAACGCTATTAGAAGAATGACCGAGAGCTGCTGCAATGGTTTCCTTTGGGATGTCCAGGCTTGCGGCTATAGTCGCCCATGTATGCCGGGACCAGTACGATGATATTTCTGGGAAATACGGATCTATAATTTTCTTTCCACCAAGGCCGGTACGTTTTAAATTTCCTATTTTCTTTAACCCGACATTCATCCAGTGCAAAAAATCATGATAATTTTTGTATTCATCAAGCACATTAAGCATATAATTTTTCCCTTTATACCGGTTGATTATCTCCATTGCTTCCGGCTCCACCTTAATTTCATAGAGTTTGTTTGTTTTGGCACGGTGATATATTATTTTGTCTCCTTTCAGCGGAGGAAGAGAAAACAAATCAACCGCATTTATCCCCATCAGATAAAACATCAGCATAAATATATCCCTATATTTCTCCTGATACTCCTCTACCCTGCAATCCCGTAATTTCCTCAACTCTTCTACCGACAAAGAACGTTTTGCCGTCTCTTCCTTCTTTATCTTAAACCTCCGGAACGGATATAGGGTTGTATATTCGTTATCAATCGCATAATTAAATACTGCCCGGATATTCCTTAGATGTATTCCCCGATAATTCGTTCCAAGCCCGTCCATTATCATTTTATTTTCGAACCTTGTAAGCCATGCAACATTCATTGTTTCGAATGTTGCATTAGGGTCGAATATTTCTATTTTCTTCTTAGTTTCTATGTATACTTTCCTTGTTCCATCTTTTGTTTTTGTTTCAAGAAATCTATCTAAGCATTTAATAAACGTCATTTCAGATGAATCTCCCCCAAACAATTTTGATTCTATAATATTTTTTAATTGCTTATCATTAAGTGAATTTTCTTTTCCGGCTTCCCCCAAATCAAAAATAACCTTTTCAACCTTATTCATCATGTCACGTAAACGCACATTTTTGGCACGATAATTCGGTTCTTTATCCGTAAAATGATCCTTATCCCATTTTTCTATTGTAGAAGAAAGTCCGGTATTGATAAAAAACACTTTCCGGTTACGTGTAACATTTATCTTTATCGAATATGTACCGTCTTTTTTTTCATTCCGGATGTCGAGATAGAATTTTGCTCTGATCATGTCTTTCGTGTTTGAAAATTTGCAAACAATTTGCAAACAAAAATACATAAAAGGGCATAAAAAGGGGCAAAAAGAATGGTATAAAATAAAAAATGTCATGAAAAAAGGAGTTACTCAATCTCGTAACTCCTTGATTTTCAGCTGTGATCCAGGCGGGATTCGAACCCACGACCTACGGCTTAGAAGGCCGTTGCTCTATCCAGCTGAGCTACTGGACCGACACTCTGCGGTTTGGCGGTGCAAATATACGTTTAAATCCTGGTTTTGCAAAGAATTTATGCCATTTTTTTAAATTCTTCAGCTTGAATAAGATACGTAAAGTTCCGTAATTTTTCCCTTAGAAAAAAAT